GTATCAGCCGCCGCATCGTCATCGGCGACGAGGTATCGGGCTGGCCGCAGTCGGCCGGCAGCGAAGGCACGCCGTGGAAGCTGGCGATCAAGCGATCCGAGTATTTCTGGAACCGCAAACTGATCGCGGGCTCAACGCCGACCGAGGAAGGCGACGCGGTTGACAAGCTGTACCTGCTCGGCGACCAGCGTCAGCGGTTCGTGCCGTGCCCGCACTGCGGCGAGTTCCAAGTTCTGCGCTTCGGTGGGGAAAAGCACGCCTACGGGATCAAGTGGCCCAAGGGTGAGCCGATGAAGGCTTACTACGCCTGCGAGCACAACGGCTGCGTCATCGAACACAAGTGGCTGCGCTGGATGGACGAGCGCGGCGAATGGCGGCCGACGGCGCCGGGCAACGGCAAGATCAAGTCGTATTTCATCTGGGCGGGCTACTCGTACAGCCCCAACTCGACATGGGGTCACATCGCGCAAGAGTTCCTTGACGTCAAAGACGACCCGATGATGTTGAGAACCTTCGTCAACACGGTGCTGGGCGAGTGCTGGTCGGACGACTTCCAGTCCAAGATCAAGTCGGAAACCCTGCAAGACCGAGCTGAGCCCTATCCGCTGCTGGAAATACCGGATCGCGCCTGCATCGTGACGATCGGCGCCGACGTTCAGGCAGACCGGCTGGAAGTCCAGACCGTGGCCTTCGGGCCAGGCGAGGAATCGTGGGTGCTGAACTACGCCGTGATCTACGGCAGCCCCACGCAGCAGGCGGTCTGGGATCAGCTGCTCAGCATCGTGAGGATGCCTATCCGCCACAAGTCCGGCGTCATGGTCGAGCCGTTCTGCACGCTGGTGGACTCCGGCGACGGCAACACGACCAACGAGGTGTACGCCTTCGCGCGGCGCAACCGAAACCTCAACGTCTTAGCGATTAAGGGCATGCCCGGCGTTCGGCCGGCCATCGGCGCGCCGTCCAAGCAAGACGTGAACATGCGCGGCGAGAAGATCGCCAGGGGCGTGCTGCTGTACCCGGTCGGAGTGGATGGCATCAAGTCAACCCTGTACGCCCGGCTGCGTGAGCCCAAGCGCGAGGGGGCCGGCGTGATCCACTTCCCGGAGGCGCTGGCCGGCGTCAACCCGAAGTATTACGGCCAGCTCGTCAGCGAGCGGCAGAAGGTCAAGCAGGTCAACGGATACACCAAGAAGTTCTGGGTCAAGGAGGGGCAAGGCGGTAACGAGGCGCTGGACACGTTCGTCTATGCCTACGCCGGCCTGCACTTCGCGTATTCACGCTACAACCGGGAAACTATCTGGAAGCAGCTGTCCGAGAGGCTGGCAAAAGCCATGCCGTCCGTGCCACAATCTGACCTGGAAGTCGAGGATGATGCCGCAGAAGCGCCCGAAGCGAGCCCGATCGAGCCCGAGCAGGCTCCGGTGATTGTGTCGGCGCGGCGGAAAATCAGCCTCGGCAATGGCTGGGCTAGGGGTGCTCGATGAAGCGCGATTTCGTGCGTGAACTGACCGCGATTGTGTCTCAGTCGGCCGACGTGCCGCCCGAGGCCCTGACGCGCATTGAGCGCACGGTCCGCTCCGAGTTCGGCGGCCAGGAAGTGTTCATCCGAAGCCGAGGGCCGGTGCCGGTCGAGATGATCGAGCAGCGCCTGCGCCAGCGCATGCCGGTTGACGCGATCGCGCAGGACTTGGGCTACGGCCGCACCACGATTTACCGGCACCTCAAGCGGAAGAAATCATAATGGCCGGGATCACCCGAGAACAAGCCGAAAGCAAGCTCAGCGCGTACCTCGCCGCCGAGGAAGCCGTTTTGTCGGGGCAGGAATACATGATCGGCACCCGCCGCCTGCGCCGCGCCGACTTGGAGCAGATCCGGGAAGGCATCAAATACTGGGACGACAAGGTCAAGGAACTGGCCGCGTCCGCCATGCGCCGTCCGCGCATCCGCATCCCGACCATCGGATTCTGACATGGCCAAGAAAGCCGCACCGCCGCAGTGGACCGGCCTCGAAAGCCTGATCGCCACCATCTCCCCGTCGTGGGCCAAGAGCCGGATGGCAGCGCGCGGCATGCTGGCGATCGGCGGCGACGTGCTGGGCGGCTTCACTGGCGCGCGGAACACGCCTCAGTTGGCCGGATTCCAGCCCGGCATCGGTGACGCCGACTCGGAGACGGTTTACGACCTGCCGCAGCTGCGCGCCCGCTCAAGCGACCTGATCCGCAACTCGGCAGCGGCCGTGGCGGCCGTCGAAACCAAGGTGGTCAGCGTCGTCGGCACCGGCCTGACCATGCAGAGCCGCATCAGCGCCGATTTCCTTGGCCTGACGCCCGAGCAGGCCATGGAGTGGCAGAAGAACGTCGAGCGCGAGTTTGAGGTCTGGGCCTCGTCGTGCTGGTCGGATTTCTACGAGACGCAGAACTTCTACGAGCAGCAGGATCTGGCCCTGCGGTCGATGCTGGAACGCGGCGACAGCTTCGCGCTGCTGACCGACAAGCAGCGCCGTGGCTGGCCCTACAAGCTGGCGATCCAGCTCATTGAGGCCGACCGGGTCAGTAATCGCGACTGGGGCCACGACACGCCCACCATGGTGCAGGGCATCGTCAAGGACTCAAATGGCGTGCCCAAGGCCGCACTGATCTGTAATCGCCACGAAGGCCATTACCTGATGGTGGACGACGCCGTCTGGACGCAGGTTCAGTTCTACGGCACCAACAGCGGGCGCCGCAACCTGCTGCACCTGTTCCAGAAGCGCCGGCCGGGCCAGACGCGCGGCATCCCGTACTTGGCGCCGATCATCCAGACCATCAAGCAGTTCACGCGCTACAGCGACGCCGAGGTTGATGCGGCCGTCCGCTCGGCCGCGATGGCGTTCTTCGCCAAGATGGACCCCGATGCGTTTGAGGAACTGTACGACGAGGAAGCCCAGGCGCAGTACATCGGCAACGCTCAGCAGTGGGACGGCACGATCAAGTCAGGGCAGGCGGTGAACCTGCTGCCGGGCGAGAGCATCGAAAGCCCCATGCAGACGCGGCCGAATCCGAACTTCGGGACGTTCTTCGACGCGATCATGCTGCAAGTCGGCATGGCCCTGAGCATCCCGAAGGAAGTTCTGACCAAGGCGTTCGCATCCAGCTACAGCGCCAGCCGCGCCGCGATGCTCGAATGGTGGCGCATCGTCCGCATCAGCCGCGAGTTCATTGAGTCCAAGTTCTGCCAGCCGATCTACGAAGAATGGCTGGCCGAGATGGTCGCAGAGGGCCGCGTCAACGCTCCGGGTTTCTTCGGCGATCCGGCCGTTCGTGCGGCCTGGTGCGGCGCCAAGTGGATCGGTGACGGCCCTGGATCCATCCAGCCAGACGTGGAAGCGAACGCGGCCGAGACGCGCCTACGCATCGGCCTGACCACGCTCGACGAGGAAACGATCGCCTACGACGGCGGCGACTGGGAGCTGAAGCACGCCCAGCAGGCCCGAGAGCGCGAGATGCGCGAAGCCGACGGCCTCATCCCGCCGCAGGTTGACCCGAACGCGGCACCGGCCGGGCCTCAGCCGCCTCCGTAGAAAGTCCCGATTTCCCCCGGATTCGGTACGCCCGCGACGAATACACTGCGGGCATGACCTTGATCGACCTTCTGCGCAGTCCGTGGGCCGTGATCCCTGACCGTCTCGACGAGATTCAGGCGATCTACGCTACCCACCTGCGCGGCGAAAAGATCGACCTTGAGGCCATTGAAGCTCGCTTGGGCCGCCCGCTTGCCAACGAGCAGCGGACCTACCGGGTCGAGGAAGGCGGCGTCGGCGTTCTTGAACTGTCCGGCGTCATCAGCCCGAAGGCCAACCTGTTCACCCGCGTCAGCGGCGGCGCCTCGGCCCAAGTGTTCGCGGCCCAAGTCGCCAGCATGGCCGCAGACCCTCAGGTTCGCTCGGCCGCGATCGACATCGACTCGCCGGGCGGCTCGGTCCTCGGCATTCCGGCTGCCGCCGCCGCCCTGCGCGCCCTGTCCGATGTCAAGCCGACGGTGGTCGTCGGCACCGGCACGATCGCGAGCGCCGGCATCTGGATCGGATCTGGCGCCAATGCGATGTACCTGTCGGGCGAAACCGACATGGCAGGCTCGATCGGCGTCGTGGCGACCCACAGCTACGACCCTCGCGCAAGTCAGGGCGTGCAGACCACGGAAATCGTGGCCGGCAAGTACAAGCGCATCGTCTCGGACAACAAGCCGCTCTCGAAAGAGGGCCGCGACTACATGCAGGCGCAGGTGGACGAAATCTACCGCGTGTTCGTCGAGACGGTGGCCAGCAACCGCCGAGTCTCGGTCGATGCCGTGCTGAGCAAAATGGCCGACGGCCGCGTGTTCATCGGCCAGCAGGCAATCAACGCCGGCTTGGTGGACGGCATCGCCACAATGGACCAGATGATCGAGCGCCTTGCGACCGATCCGATGAAGTACGCGAAGCGCCGCAAGGCTGTTTTCGCGATGGGAGCGGCGCTGTCGGACGGTGATTCCGACGCGAGCGCGACCGCCGAGCAGGCTCAGCCGGTGACGCTGGCCGCAACCCCGAAAACCAATCAGGAAATCGCTATGACCCCGCAGGAAATCGCCGCCAAGTTCGCGGCCGAAAACCCCGAGGCCGCCGCGCTGATCCGCACCGAGGGAGCGACCGCTGAGCTGGGCCGCATCCGTGACGTGCGAGCCGCCGCGCTGCCCGGCCACGAAGCGCTGATCGAGGCCCTGGCCTTCGACGGCAAGACGACCGGCGCCGATGCCGCTCTGGCCATCATCAAGGCCGAGCGCGAGTCGCGCACCTCCCACGCCTCGGCTCGCGCCAGCGACGCCGTCCCGGCCGTCGCCAGCGTCGAGACTCAGACTGCCGACACGACCGCCTCGGGCGCCGTGCCGAGCTACGAGTTGAACGCCGATCCGAAGGACAAGGCCGCAGTCGATGCCGCCGTCCGCAAGCACATGGCAGCCCACAGCTGCGACTACTTCACGGCCCTGCAAGCCGTCACCGGAGTTTGATCCATGCCCGCCGCATACAACAAGGTTCAGGCGCTCGGCGTCACCGCCTCCGCCGCCATCGCTCAGTACCAGGCCGTTACGGCTGCCGGCGCTCCGGCGACCGCAGGCGGCAACGCCATGGGCTTCGCTGAGTTCCCGGCCGCGTCCGGCACCCGCGCCACGGTTATCAACCTCGGCACCGCACTTGCCGTCGCTGGTGGCGCGATCAACCCCGGCGCCCTGGTGGAAGTCGGCACGACCGTGACCAAGGTTGTCGCCCGCACCTCCGGCGTGTCCGTCGGCCGCTATCTCGGCACCGTCGCAGCTGCTGACGGCGACGTGATCGAAGTCCTCGTCCTGCCCAACTAATCGGAAACAGCCATGCCCGCTCTCTCCCCCACTCAGGCCCGCTTGGTTGATCCGGTTCTCACCGGCATCGCGCAGGGCTACAAGCAACTCGACTTTGTCGGCGGCTTGCTGTTCCCGACCGTTCAGGTTGGCCAGCGCGCCGGCAAGATCATCACCTTCGGCAAAGAAGATTTCATGCTGTACGCCTCGGAGCGTGCGCCCGGTGAAAACACCAAGCGCATCGGCTTCGGGTTCAGCGGCAGCCCGTTCGCGCTGATCGACTACTCGCTTGAAGGCTCGCTGCCGATCGAGACGAACCAGGAGTCCAACTCGCCGGACAAGGGCTACACGATCGACATGGCCCGCGTGACCCTGATGAAAACTCAGGACATCATGGCCCTGCGGTTGGAGTACCAGCAGGCCCAGCTCGCGCGCAACCTGGCGAACTACGGCTCGAGCAACAAGGTCACGCTGACCGGCACCTCGCAGTGGTCGGACTACACCGGCACCTCGAATCCGATCAAGGACATCGAGGCGGCCAAGGAAGCCATCCGCGCCCGCACCGGCAAGCGCCCGAACGTGCTCGTCATGGGGCCGGCGACGATGTCGATTCTGCGCCAGCATCCGGTGATCGTGGATCGCATGAAGTACACGACCCGCGACGTTGCCACGGCCGACGTTCTGGCCGCCCTGTTCGGTGTGGCGCGCGTGGTGGT